CAGGATCAACGTAAGTAATCATTTCAGGTTCAGCACTTCTCTTAATAACTTCCATTACTGCTAAGAACTGATCACCACTTTCACACTTAACAAATCTAGTTTCACCTTCACTACTAATTAAAGTAATTCTTTTTTTACAGACATCGACTATAATATCCTGTACTGTTTCCTCAGTATCCATTCAAATACTCCGATTTCTAATATGATACTATGTATTTTTTAATTTGTCAACTGGGTTTTGTAGGCCAAGCAGAGTGTGAATGATCATCTGCTAATTTCTTTGCTGTTAAATAAGCATCATTAGCAATTGTTACTGGAAGATCTCTTAGTGCTTGACGATATGTTTGCCACTCTGTTTTTTTATCTGATGTAAGTGTAATATCATCTAAACGAGTCCAATCACTAACAGCAAGTAACCAATTCCTACGATCTTTTACTTCTGCTAAATGATCTCTTGCTGCTTCAAACGCAGCAGCCGCAAGAGATTTTTCATTAGCATGATCTGTTATTGCTTGTTGCCAAATACCTATTTCATTAAGACTTTGTGGATATTTTTCATCAACATTATATTCAACAAAACCTTTTCCTTTTTCACTATCCCATTGAACAGCATGCACATCTGTTGGTATCCAAGAAAGATCAACATGAGCACACTGTGTTACTGCGTCACCATCAATTACAATAGTTTTATCTTCAGGAATAATAGTTAATTTAGTCATTTTCGATCTCCGTTACATTTTTAATTTGGTTAGATTTCATCAATCTTTCTTGTGCTTGTAATTCTAACTCTCTTTGATATATTTCTTGTGCTTTCATAGTCGATTTCACAGTTTCATTTCTAAATGATTCAATAGCAGCACCAGTTTGTCTCTGTTGTTGTGAATTTTCAATCATTAAAGACGGCAACCAAGTAACTGCACAACTCCAATCATCAACTTCTTCTCCTGTATTAGGATTCACTCCACGAACTTGAGTAAACCAAGCACATTGTAATTGTATACAGTCCTTACCAATTAAAGGACAGAAGTTTCCTTGTTCAAGTTTCATAATATTAATCCTTTGAGCATATTATAACATCAACATACTGAACTGCCATATTAAGAGAACCAGAACTACTAACACTTATGCTACTATCACCAAAACTGTGAGAGTGATTACCAATAGAGTGTGTGTGATCACTAGTTGATCCAGAAGCAGTAAAACTATCGCTGAAACTAAAACTAGAACCATTAATGTAATACATTATAACTGCGTGATAGTGACTACTGCTACTACCAGTACTATTAACATTAGGTTGTCCTGAAGAACCAGCGTTTTGAGTATCTACAAATCCATGTTGTCCACCAGAAGTACCAATTGGATTATGATATTGGTGATTGTGAGATGCTAACTGTGCTACTGATAATGTTGCTTGAGTAGTGTTAACATACATTATCTGTTGTCCACTACAATTACCACTAACAGACCCACTAATACTTACACTTTCTCCACCATCACTACCAGTATTTCCAGAAACACTACTTCCAGTAGTTCCACTAGAACTTCCAGATCCACTAACACTTATACTTCTACTAGCAAATGCACTGGTAAATGCACTACTACCACCAGATGACGCAGATCCACTTACAACTCTAAGTGCTTTATTATCATGTGTTGTTGATTTTGTCCATCCAGTAGGAGCACTACTTTGAACAAATAACATAGTAGTACTACTAGGAATAGATGCACCACCTGTATTACCTTTAGATCCAATATCACCTTTATCACCTTTATCATTCTGTTCACCTTTCTGACCTACCTCACCTTTAGGACCAACTTCACCTTTTTGACCTTGATCTCCTACACCTATCTCACCTTTTTGACCATCTTCACCCTTTTGACCTTTCTCCCCTGCTCCCGTATCTCCTTTCTGACCAGTACTACCTTTATCACCCTGTTGACCTACACCAATCTCACCTTTATCACCAACTTCACCTTTTTGTCCTACACCTATTTCACCTTTTTGTCCTTTATCACCAGTATCACCCTTATTACCAACATTACCTACTTCACCTTTCTGACCTACTCCGACTTCACCTTTATCACCTAACTCACCCTTAGTACCCTGTTGACCAACTTCACCCTTTTGACCTTGACCACCTACTTCTCCTTTATCTCCTTTATCACCTACTTCTCCTTTAGGTCCTACATCACCTTTAGATCCATCATTTCCTTTAGCACCTTTTTCACCTTCATCACCTTGACCACCTACTTCACCTTTGTCTCCTTTAGGTCCTACTTCACCTTTATCACCAGTAGTACCCTTTTGACCTACACCAATCTCACCTTTATCACCAACTTCACCTTTAGGTCCTACATCACCTTTATCACCAACTTCTCCTTTATCTCCAGTAGCACCTTTAGGACCAAGACCACTAATATTAATGGTTCCTGTCATACTGCCATGATACTGGCAAATATAATACAAAGTATTAGGTGCATTATATGGAACAGCAAATGTTAATACACCAGATTGTGTACCATTATTTGTTATTCCTGAAGTATATGCATCACCAGTTCCAGTATTTTGAGCAGTTTTAATCCAGAATGGATGACCACTTGCATTTACAGTAAATGTATAAGTAAATCCTCTAATCAATTCAAGAGTAGGATCACTAGTACCATCTATTGTGTAATCACTTGAACCAGAAGCTGTTACAGTATAATTTCTTGCACCCAATTGACCTTTATCACCCTTATCTCCTTGATCACCTTTATCTCCTTTATCACCTTTATCTCCTTTGTCACCAACTTCACCCTTATCTCCTTTATCACCTTGAACACCCTTTTCACCTACACCAATCTCACCTTTAGCACCTACTTCACCCTTATCTCCTTTATCACCTTGAACACCCTTTTCACCTACACCAATCTCACCTTTAGATCCAGTATCACCCTTTTGACCTTTATCTCCTTGTAATCCTACCTCACCTTTTTGACCTTTATCACCTACTTCTCCTTTAGTTCCTACTTCTCCTTTAGATCCCTTATCACCTACTTCACCCTTATCACCTACTTCTCCTTTAGTTCCTACTTCTCCTTTATCACCCTTTTGTCCTACACCTACTTCACCTTTCTGACCAACACCTATTTCACCTTTAGAACCAACTTCACCCTTATCTCCCTGTAGTCCTAATGCACCATTACGAAATACAGATTCTGTTTGTGGTATTTCATCTATTATAATAGTACCTTGATTATATAACATCACATTGAAATAATAATCACCAGAAAGAGAACCCATATCTCCATCTTCTCTCAAATGAACCGTTGGAGCTGCGTCTGGACGAACTGGGTCAGATTGATTAGGTGGAGCACCTGATGCTTTATAAACAAACCAAGGTTGTTCCAGAGATCCATAAGAAGTTGTTTCCTTTGCCCACACCTTACGCTGTGGCATATCAATTATAAAATGCGTACTACTAGGCCAATTATATCCACCCAATTTTTCCGTATTATTTTGAGGAGGAGACCAATTAAATTGACCATTCTTTACAATTGCTTGGTTAAAAGAACTACCTTGTGCTATCCAGTTATCACTAGAATAACTAGAAGCTGATAAAGCACTAGACGCACCACCACCTTGATATCCACTAACTGATTCAACTCCAATAGATGAATCATCGGATATGTACCATCCCGAATCTCCAGTCATGTAGAGACGAAACTCATAAACTATATTATTATCTAATTTCAAACAATGAATATCACGGTTCTGGAAGGTTTGAGCCATCACTGCCTGTGTATTATTATTTGAATAAGTCCAACCACTAGAAGAATTGGTTGTATCTATTATTGGAACTTGACCTATATTTGTTCCAGATGCACCTTCAGCACCTTTTTGTCCACCATCACCTTTATCACCTTTAGTAGAATTATCATCACCTTTATCACCAGTAGTACCTTTCTGACCTACACCAATCTCACCTTTAGAACCTACTTCACCTTTATCACCTTGAACACCTTTATCCCCTTGATCACCTTTATCATTCTGTTCACCTTTCTGACCTTTATCACCGATCTCACCTTTTATTCCTTGTTGTCCTACACCTATTTCACCTTTAGATCCAGTATCACCTTTAGTACCACCAGTACCCTTTTCACCTACACCTATTTCACCTTTAGTACCCTGTTGACCAACTTCACCTTTAGATCCAGTATCACCTTTATCACCTTGAACACCTTTATCTCCTACTTCACCCTTTTCTCCCTTTTGGCCTACACCTATTTCACCTTTAGATCCAATATCTCCTTTAGGTCCTACATCACCTTTATCACCTTGAACACCCTTTTCACCTACACCTATTTCACCCTTCTGACCTTTCTCGGCTACTTCTCCTTTCTGTCCTTTATCACCTTTAACTGTAGATGCTTCACCTTTTTGACCTATACCTAATTCACCTTTATCTCCCTTATCTCCTTTATCACCAATTTCACCTTTATCTCCTGGTACACCCTTTTCACCATCAATACCTACATATCCCTTATCACCTTTATCACCCTTATCTGCAGTCTCGCCCTTTTCTCCTTTACCACCCTTATTACCCTTTTCTTCTACATCACCTTTCTGACCTTTATCTCCTAGTTCACCCTTATCACCTTTAGGTCCAGGAACTTGAGATGGTTCTCCTTTTGTACCAGTAGGTCCTTGCTCACCTTTATCTCCTGGTTCACCTTTAGTACCTACACCTTCTTCACCTTTACCACCAGTCTCTCCTTTAGCACCTGGATCAGGTATTCTAGTCCAAGCATAACCATTCCATTTCCACACTGCACTACCAAAAGTGTAAGTGTCACCGACATTAGGATTAATTGGAAAATTTATAGGCATTATATATTATATTTTTCTTCAAGTACTAAATCTATTTATTATGTATATAAGTATTCTTTAATTTGATTTAAGGTTAAAACATAAAAATTAGCATATATCTGGTCATAAGTCAAAAGAGCCTCTATCCTATGCTTTCCATCTAAACATCTATATCTTCTACCTTCAGGATTATTAATACCATCTAAAAGTATACCTGGTACGGTAGCATCACAATCCCTAAATCTATCACCATTACAACAACGACAATTTTCTGCACGACTACTCATATCTAAATTAAAACCCTTCCAAGCAATATCATCCAATTTAATAACATGAAAACCATTATCTTCAGTCAATAATGGTAATAAATCATGAAGATCTAAATGATATGTTTCACCATCTAAAGTCCAATCCCCATAGTCTGGATCTATATCAAAATGTGTTTTTGATCCTGGAATTAAACCAAGTGGTCTAAGTATAGTTCCATTTACAAAATGATAATCATTTATCAGTTTTAACATCTTTGGTATGTTCTTTTATAAGTTCAAATTTAAGTGCAACAGTAAATCTATATGATGGAGTAGATCTTATATTTAAAGGCATTACTGTATGTGGTATTCTACCATCAAATATTACTATTCTACCAGGAATAATCTCAACTAATTTTTTACAACTTGCATCATCATCTAAAAACATAGTTTGTCCACCCCAATGAGTTTTCCAACTCTTATTAGGATAATATAAAATAGTTTTAGAATCAGTTTGATGGTCTATATGTATTTCATTTACATCAGAATGTATTCCTAAGTTCGCATATGCTCTAACAAAACAATACTTATCACTAGTAACATATTTTTTTATTGCCTGTTCTGATGGCGAACCTTCGTATAGAAGAAGTTCTACAATTGGATGATTAGGTTCTAAATCACATTTCAATCTTTTATCAACTATACCTTGAATTTCTCTACAACTAGAATTACCAATTCTATAAGGTAATTGAGTACACAAGTAATAAAGATTACTTAGAATACTCAAATTCACAGCACCATCTATTACGGTAACTGATCTACCCTCACCAAAATCAATTGTTTCAAAATTCATTAATATTGTGTTGTATAACCACTAGGTTTTGCTTCCTTTGGTTTTGGAAGACTTGGATATTTTTGTAGTATAGCATATATCTGATCAACTGTCGAGCAAGCATCTATCTCAGTTTGCATCGTAGCATATTTTGTTCTTATTGAAGCACGGGATGCTTCTGCTGCATCTGCTGTACCTGGAATTGCTTTTGCTACAGTATCATCGTGTGGAGCAAACTCACTATATCTTCTGTTACGTCTTTTGCGATGTGCTATTTTCTTTGCAAAAGCAACATCATATGTACATTGTTTAGTATCAAAATCATATGAGGTAATTGCATCAGTTAATAAAAATGCAGTACTTCCTATTCCAACCCTCCAATAGTCCTCATACTTATCAATATCTACTATCTCATACTTATATCCACTAGGTACATCCTTTTCAGCAATTTGAGCTGTAGTTAATCCGCAATTAGGATCAGGAGTAATCCATAAAGGTAAAGGACAATGTGTAGCAATACATGTCGTTGCACCAGTAGGATCATTATGAAGATCAACAACTACCTTCATATAATCATAATTTTCGCAAATAATAACTTGTTTAGTCATTAGCTATCATACCCTATAAAACTTACAAGAGTTGGGAAATCATTATGATATCCACCACCATCATCACCCCACTTTGTTTGCATTCTAGCTTTAAATTTAAAACTAGTAGCACTTATACTATAAGCGTGTAATGTCCATAATTCACCTACTTGAGGATAAACATCACCATCATCACTACCTGTAGTATCAACATTGGCATTCATAAATCCAGAAGCAACAACAGGCCAATTAGATGCACCAGCACTACTACTTAGTTGGACAGTCAAACCACCATCGTAATGATCATTATATCCATCATTACTATTCATTTGTCCACTAATACTACTTATATTATAAGATCTTTGAAGAGTTCCAACACTACCACCACTACCACCTGTGAAATATCCAAAACAAGTTAATGTTCCAGCACCACCAGTAGCATCTTCACCAGCAGCACCCTTTTGTCCTTTCTGACCATCTCCTTCTTCACCTTTTTGACCCTTACTAGTATTTCCTAACTCACCTTTCTGACCTTTATCACCATCACCTTTTTGTCCCTTTTGAGCAGCACCTGGCTCACCTTTTATACCAGTACCGTCTTCACCTTCTTCACCTTTTTGTCCTTTCTGACCTGATCCTGGTTCACCTTTTTGACCAGTTCCTGGTTCACCTTTTGTAGAATCACCTGCTGCACCTTTATCTCCTGGCTCACCCTTTTGATTTGCATTAGAGCCTGGTTCACCTTTAGTACCTACACCTACCTCACCTTTATCACCTTCTTGTCCTGGTTCACCCTTTTCACCCTTGTTAGCAGCAGTTCCTGGTTCACCTTTTTGCCCTACTCCTTGATCACCCTTATCACCTTCACCCTTTTGACCTTTTTGCCCATCATCACCTTTATCACCTTTATTAGCAGCAGTTCCTGGTTCACCTTTTTGTCCAGCTCCTGGTTCACCTTTAGTTCCACCATCACCATCACTACCTTTATCACCTGCCTCACCTTTATCCCCTTTGTTAGCAGCAGTTCCTGGTTCACCTTTTTGCCCTACTCCTGGTTCACCTTTACCACCTTCTCCTTTAGCACCTTCATCACCTTTATCACCCTTATCTCCTTTATTTGCAGCTGTTCCTGGATCACCTTTAGTACCTACACCTACCTCACCTTTATCACCGACTTCACCCTTTTCACCTTTCTCTGTAGATGGTTCACCTTTTTGTCCTACTCCTTGTTCACCCTTATCTCCTTTATCACCTGCCTCACCTTTATTTCCTGGTTCACCTTTATTTTCTCCTTTCTGACCTTTATCACCCTCATCACCTTTAGCACCAGGCTCTCCCTTATCACCAACTTCACCTTTAGCACCATCTTTACCTAAAATACCATCCTTTCCTTGTTCGCCTTTAGGTCCTTTCTCAGTAGAAGGTTCACCTTTTGGACCTTCTTTACCATCAGGTCCAGTTAATCCTTGAGTACCTTTAGCACCTACTTCACCCTTTTCTCCTTTAGCACCTGGATTAGTATTACCACCACCAGAGTTTGCAATAACCCATTGTCCACTACTACCATCCTGATACCAGATCATCAAATCTCCAGTATCATCCTCCCACCACAATTCACCATGATATGGATTTGAAGGTGGAGTAGTTGCAATTGTTGTAGGAACAACTCTAATAGTTGCTTTATCATTATTTGGAAGTGCAGTTGCAGTTAATGGAGCACCAACAAAATCTAATTGAGTAATATTATTAGCAGTTCCTACAAGAACACCTTCATCATAAATGCTTAATGCACCAGGAACTTTACCTCCACCAATAGGAACCCAAAATCTTTCTCCAGGATGTCCAGGTATTGATATTACTTGATATTGATCACCAACTGGTGGTGGTGTATTATATTTTCCTGAATATATTGCATTATATGCAGTCTGTCCAAACCATTGATGAGTTGAAAGATCACTTATAGCACCTTGTCCACCATTAACATTTACTGTAATAGTAGTTCCTGTTATACCAGTAATTGGAAGTTGTTTATTATATGCATAATCAGCACTATCAGCCGTATTAGCACCTATCTCTCTAGGATATGCTTTCTCTGTTGTAAAATTATCTCCATTATAATTACACTTAAATGTAAGTGCAGCACCTACAATTCCAATAGATTCGTGTACTTCTAATGTATGTGTACCAATTGTTAATGTTAAATCACCAGATGTTGGATTGTATGACGCATCACTAACATCATGATAGGTATTTTCAACAGGATCACCTAAATTAGGTTCTGACTGTTCTACATTAAGATACTTATATCTATCATCTCTTAATTGATCTTGAGGAGTTCTTTGAACTCTACCACTTATATATTTCTTAGACATTACTATTTTCTAAGATACTCGCAATAAATTCCATTTGAAGTGGAGCGACCATACCACCTGCATTTGTTGATCCAACTTGAAGTCTAATTGATTCATTTGCAGTAGCAACAGCAATTTGTGTTGCTGTATCATATATTGGATCTGTATCTCTGGGATAAGAATGCTCTGTATAGTTATTATCCATAGAGCAAGTAAATACTAAAGAATTAGTTGCTATCTTAACAGTATTACCACTTACTAATGAATTAGGTCCTATTTTAAGTATAATTTCACCAGTTGTTGGATTATATTCTGAATACCATACACTAAATTTTGTACCAGCAACGTGACCACTTCCACTTCCATCAACTACTTCAACACATTCTGCAGTAGCACGAACAAATGTATGAACAGATGGTTTATATGTATGAACATTTCCACTAGCACTTCCAATATCTGCAGAAAATATAGTTGTACTAGGAACACTATCTACAATATATGATTGTTGTGGATCGGGGAATATATTAGTAGTAATACCAGAATATGTTGCACAATCAAAATATATACCACCCATTGTAATCGGATCGGATTTAGAAAATCCGTGAGGTTCCATTGTAGTAACAGTTGCTATTCCTGTAGGTTCGTCATAAGCAACATTTGTAATAGTACCAACACCACTTTGTATACCTTCAAGAAATACTCTATCAACAACTAAAGGAGTTTTTTCTAATACTATTCTACCATCCACCATTATTAAAGCATCATTTGGTGGTATCTCTGCCTCTTTTATAATTCTTACATCTCTTTGATTTCCAGTACTTCTAGATTCTCTTCTCTGAAAAAATGTAACTGTTGGATAAGTAGTTCCTATTGAAACATTAGATACTTGAGCATATAATAATAGTGAAGAAGTTCCCGTAGGAACCTCATAAATCTTTTGCAATCCTGGTGCAACAGGAACGGCAACATTTATAAACTTATTGACTGGTGCTATTGCCATTTATTTCAATGCTAATATTAATGGTGTTAATTGTGCTTGTATTGCTCTATTAAAGTCCCTTCCTCTTATTGTAGACGTTGTTTGATCTATTGTCAAACCGTCACCAATTCTAAAGTTACCTTTCTGATCCGTACTTGTGAAAGGAACTTGACCACCATTAATGGCAACAACTTCATTTTCTGGTATTGGATCTCCAGCCTGGAATGGGTTAGCTGTATTTATGTCTGTACCTGCACCTATGTATTCAAATGAATGTGAACTGGTAATAATCCTACTTAATCTAACCATTTCTATCTTCACACCTGCTTTAACAGCATATGGAATAAATTGATCAAATGTTACTGTGGTTTTTCCTACATTTGGATCTGTTAGATCTGTAGGTGTTTCAGTTGCCTCATCAACAGTATATAAAATTGGGTCCATATCTGCAGTTAATTGTGCAGAACCACCACCAGAAACAGTAAGAGATATAGTCTGTGTTGGTAAGAAATTTCTACCACTAGCAATAACATCAACTGATATAATTTTTCCATCTTCACTTATATTAGGAGAGAACTCAGCAAAAATTGCTTCTGGTCCTAAAGGTAAAGTAGCAGTAATAATTGGAGGTGCAGAGGAACTATAATCACCAGCATTACCACCATTAACAACAGTAACTCCACGTATTAATTGCATAGGTTCAGTTATGGTATCTGTAGAAATAGTATCTGGATAGTCATTCATATCTAAATGGAAATATGCTGCTTGACCATCAAATGGAGTTCTATATCTATTTAAAGTGTCCTGACAATCAATCAATTTAACCTTATCAGATTCACCACCAATTGCATCTTCAGTAGTAGCATCAAACTCAACAACACCTGTACCATTAGCAACCAATCCAAAATTACCAAATGAGGAGTTAGAGTTTGTTAAATCACATTGACCACCGTGTGTACATCCAATACCAATATCACATCCAATAGTAAAGATAGAAACTAACTGAGCATAAGCATTATTATGAATAGAAACACCGATACCTGCTTCATTATATTGCGTAAATGCATCACATACCATACTCTTTAGATCTTGACCTAGATTATTAGTTCCAGTAAACGAAGCATCAGCATGATGACCATTGATCCTCATTCCAATACTCTTAGTCATAAAGTTAGTACAGTTTCTAATATATGGAGACTTCCATCTACCTTTAGGTCCTTCATCTGCAGGTCCAGCATCCATAAACCCAGTTGCAGGAGCAGCAGAAACTCCAGCATCAATATATGGTTGTGTTGGTGGGAAAGCAACTGCAGCACAATCAATACATTCTGTTGCTACACCGTTTGTACCATGAAAACTTAGATTCTGTATTAAACAACCATTTCTAACATAGAAAATATCATCATTAACATTTTGAGGGATAATACTAACCAGTCTAATATCTTCTCCAGAAACAGTAACATCTCTTCTTAATCCAATAGGATTATTCTCAGTATAAACACCAGAACGAACTTTAATAGTATCACCCTCCTGTGCTACTGCAGCTGCAGCACCTATAGTTGCTTTAGCATCACCTTCTAATAATCCAGTATTATTATCATCACCATCTCTAGTGACATAAATGATATTTGTAGTTTCTACACCTGATGGTCTCCATTTCACACCATCAACAACAGAAGCTAATCTATAATCATTTTTAGTACGAGAACCACTAAACCCAGTTACATTTAATTTATCAATTATTTGATTCTCTAACTCTAATGTACCAATGAGTTTTGTATTTTCCCCAACATTTAAATTCTTTGCAATTCCAGCACCACCTAGAGTAACAAAAGATCCAGTATTCTGGTTAGTGGATTGAGTTGTTGATTCAACCTTAGTATCATCACCAATAAAAACTTTCTTTACAACACCAAGTCCACCATCTATCTGAACAGATGCATTTGTAGTGCTAGTTGCCTCAGTAGTATCATTAAATGTAGCTTGTCCATCAACATCTAACTTACCATCTAAGAAAGTATCACTATTAACAGTAAAGTTTCCTTTAACTAGACCAGTAAGATCTACTACCAAATTAGAATGAAGATCTGTATTACCATCTACATCTAATGTTAAATTAAGGGTTGTAGCACCATCTACATCTAATTTTGAGTTTAAATAAGTATCCCCGTCAACATTTAATTCAGAATCAAAATCAACATTATTTGTTGCATGAACTGTACCTGAAATATCAAGATCTGCAGTTGGATTATTATTAAAAATACCAACTTTAGTCATCCTATAGATGGGAGAAGTATTTGTAACGTCAACGTGACCCCACAAATCTCTTGTTTGTATTCTTGCAATAGCAGTAGGATTATTAGGATCTGGTATTGGTATTACAGTATCTGTACCAAGACCTAAACTATTCTGTTGTGTAAAATTCAACCATTGGAATAACTGTGCTGTACCTCCTAAAGGTAAATCTACGTGCTCATCCTGCACATACATTCCATCTAATGATACAGGTGATGCTTGAACCCACCTGATTCCATTACCATCTCGATTTAAATAATATCCATTTAATCCTGGAGAATCAGCAGAGTCAATAATATTTCGATCAATCTTGACCGTTCCCTCTACATTTAATTTTATATCACCTTCAACATTAGCTGCATATCCAGGTATCTGATCAGGAAATGTACTTCCAATTCCTACACGACCAAATTGATCAATTACAAATATATCATCGTCAGCATTAACTTGGAATCTATGCCACGGGTTTGTACTTCCAATACCAACTGAAGTTATTCCTGAAGCAGGATCTGTAAAAATTACCGAGTTTTCTCTTACACCTACCTGCAACTTACCTTCAGGCATGGTTGTTCCAATACCAACCCTACAGGGATCTACACTAACAGTTAAACATTTACTTCCAACTTGGAACTTCTCAGTTGGTTGTGTAGTTCCTATACCAACCAAACCTTCTTCAGTAACTACAAAGGAAGTGTTAGTATTTTCTCCTATTTCACCTACCTGGAACCTTGCATCAGGTTGTGTAGTTCCAATTCCCACACGGCCAATAGTTTGACCATCATCAATACCTTTTTGTGAAGATATAGCAACAAAAACGGTTCCTGCTGAACCAACGTTAAATCTATGCTTTACTGTTAAGTAATCAGCATATGCTTCTGCACCATTTGTGATGAATACATCATCCATAAAGGTAGCAATACCAGTAACAAATAAATTATTAACATCTAAATTTAATCCACCCTCAATTGAAGTATTACCAAACAAATCAGCATAAAGAGTTCCATAAACGTAAACATCGTTGTTAAACTCTGTTACATTACCTATTGTATTATTATCTAAATTGATATAATTGTCTGATTCTGCCATTATACTACACTCTTAGATCTTAATGACTCAATACTCTCAATACCAATCTTAGTACCTTTAAAAACCTGTCCAGCAAAAGTTACATCTCTAGGAGCAAGATTACCATACAGTGCATCACAATTTGCAGTATTAGTATTAAGATCAATTCTATTTCCAGACTTTAATATAATATCATTTCCAGCATCCAGTGTTATATTTTCATCAGCATCAATAGTTATATTCTTACCAGTTATTTTCACGATACCATTTGACTGTGCAGTGATTGTAACATCACCATTTCGTCCTATTATATTAACACAGCATCCAGCACCTGCTTTTTCGCCACCAATAATATCAATACATTGGTCATTAGTAAGATGAAATAATCCACCAGAAGTCATTCCTAGTGAACTAGTATTACCATCATCACCTTTAGCAAGCAAATCATAAACAGTAGTTCCGTTCAAACCCATTTGTGGGTTATCAATATCAAGCCTACATCCAGGTCCGAAATTGATATATTCCCTTTGTTGCCAATTTTGTTTATCAGCTGGTCTTTCTGCCATAGTTAATGCCTAGTGTTAAGTATTTATCTTAGCTCACGCAATCAACAACCTGTTTGATCTCACCTTGATAAGGTCGTCTTGGTTTTCCTGATAATTTCAATATTGCACCATACCCAGTTCTACTCTTAATAATAAGTTCTGGTAGATCATCTATAGACATATTTTTAACACTAGCAACAGTGCCATCAGGAACATCTACTCTAACAATTCTACCATTAACATCAATTAAAGGTCTATAAACATTACCCCATTGATCTTCAACTACAGTGTCATCATCATCATAATTTTCACCAGGATCAATAACAACAACATGATCAGGAATAGTATCTATCTCATCTTGTTCTTCAGGAACTGGATAATTTTCACCTTCAGATACAATGTAGATATCAGTTACCTGCTGATAAGTAGGTGAATCTTCATCATAATCAATCACTGCTCTAGCAACTGCACCATATCCTTTATTACATTCATCAGTTATCTCAATAAATGGTGGACTATTATATCCAGATCCACCACTAACTAAATCAACACCAATTATACTTCCCACTGCAGTATTACCTTCACCTACAATAGCACCAACAATTGCTTTACCAATAGCACCTTTACCTCTACTACCAAAGATATTAACTTTCAATCCAGCACATTTTAATGGTGGACCTGCATAACATTTTCCAAGACTACTACCCATACTAGGTACAGATACACTTGGATTTAAGAAATCAAATAATCCTAGTGATCCAGAAGCAATACTAAGATCTTGAATACCACCTACTAAGTTTGAAGTAAGACTATCTGCTGCATTAGCAGCAGCTAAAATACTATCAATAGCAACACCAACTGCACTCTTAGGTCCTTTACCAATAACCCATTCATCTGTTGAAAAACCAGTATCAGGTGCTGGACTAGGACAAGCAAGTGCATTAGCAAGACCCAATAAACCTTCTGCCTTACCTCTTAAGAAATCACCTATACTAAATCCACCTAATATTTTAGAAACTCCTCCCATAAGTGGACCTAATAACTTAGTCAATCCTCCAATAATTTGATTCATCAAACCACCCATAAATTGTTCACCAATACAAGACACAAAATTCTGAACATTATCCATTATTCCACTAAGCAACCCTTTGATTGCATCACCAATCGACCCAACAATATTACCTACAGCACAAGGTAAAAAGTTCTGAATTGCTTGAACAGGTAACATCATCGCTGCTTGTGCTGCTGCACCAGCTTTTTTTGCAATAGAACGTTTCTTAGTAGCAGCAAATGTTGTAGCAAATACCTTATCATATAAAGCATGTAACCCACCATTCAGTGAGGGAGCCATACCTTTATAAAGAGTGTTAGTCATACCACCAACAATCCCCATAGACAATCCTTGTATTTTCGCAGTTTTCTCACTGATCAATTTATTCATTTTATCCTTAACTGATCCAACAGCATCGGATACATTACCCATCTTTCCTTTTAAATCTTGAATGGTAGTAACCATACTTTCAACTTCACTGTTTATTTTACTAACAGCCGCAGTAGTTTCAGCACTACCAAAAACAACAGTTGCTCCATTAGCTCTAGAAGTAGCTCTTTCATCCTCACCAATTTCTTTAGCTAGTTTAGGAGAAACGTGTCTAGGAGATTTTTGAGATTGACTATTCTCTTCATTAGTTTCATTTTTAACAAAGTAACCACCATCATTTTTAACCTTAGTAGTATATCCAGTAAATGGTACAAATGGATTCGCATATTCATCAGTACCACCATACATTGTATTACCAAAAACACCTGTAATTACTGGTAGTTGTGCATCATCACCATCTAAGAAAAATCCAAATACATTATCACCAGGTGATAATGATACAGTAGTTGCTTTATTACCTTTACCTGATCCAGCAGTTGGTGGTAATAATACTTGTGCCCAAGGAAGATCATCATCTTTTAGTTCAAGTGTACTAGGAGGATGATACCCCATAATACGAACTTTACGTCTATTTCCCCAACCAGCACCATTTATTTGCTTACCTTGAGCTTTCTCTGGTGCTATCTGTCCTATCCACCAGTTAAAACCATCTCTTCCTACAAAATTACTTTTTAATAGACTTTCTTCTATCATCGTTCCCCGTAAGTATCTTTTATTAACGTCATAGATGTATATGAAGCAGCAGAATCAAAATGATGACATAACTCCTTAATCATATATAGTCCACTTTGCTCAGAATCTTCACTTTTACCACCCTCACGGGTAACTTTTGGGAATTTACATTTAATAACATCACCTGCTTCTAGGTTAGTATTAGATGATACTGTCATTTTTACAGACTGTGTAAAAATTGTATTGTATCTCATCATTGCCTGTGATTGAGTTTTAGATGGATCTGCATTTTCATCTGTTGAAACTCCTGGTTCCATTGTACCAATATCTAAAATAGCAGTTACATTTCTACTTGGAACGTCACCTAAATTCTTATCACTAGTATCATCAATACTAGGTAAAGTTATATCTTTTCCAAGGTTTTCAGTTTTTCTCTGATAATCACTTAGTTTAAATAACCCATCAGATGGCTTTGTATAACTAAAGGTTAAAGGATTAAAAAATACTCTATTACTAGCATATCCACCTCTCTGTAGTTTACGAAGAACATCTTCATTTTTATTTGTTTTATAATCTAATATCTTATAATCAGCATCAGCAGTCATTTTTTTAAGTTGAGTGTAAAAATACTCATGTTCAAAAGGTTCTGATGTTACAAGAGCATCTATAGATCTAAAATGATATCCACTTTTAGTCTCATAAAAAACATATCCAGCAGTAGCATCTTTACCACTTACCTGTGCTGGAACTGATTTAGAGGCCAACCATGTCAGCAAAGTAAATGGTTTTCTCATATTACCTATAAAACCATACTTATTTTGAGTCTCATCAGCAAATATCTGTTTAGAACTCTTCAAATAATTTTTAATAATATCCTTAACAGAATCAGATATCTTAAATGAAGTATTATATCTTCTACCAACTCTCACAGTTTCATTTGTTATTGCTTCACGAGAAAATAAATTTAGAATAAAAGATTCCTGTTCTGTGGTTTGATCAATATTAGTAACACTAGAAACATAAAAATATCTTTCTTTATCACTAGCAAAATCTAAACCTGGATTCTCTTCACTATTACCAGCAATTTTTATACTAACTCTTTCACCACCTCTTAAGGGTAATCCATGATATATGGATTGTAAATCACCTTCAGGTCCTTCTATAGTATTTCCAGTATTGACAACAACCAATCTAGCAGTAATAGTTGGTGAAAATATATCCTCAAAATATTCTAACAAAACAACACCTGGTGCTATGTCAACAGTCCTCTTACCATCTCTAGACTCTATTAGTATTTCTTCGTATATTGATTTATTTAATGACATTTATTTAAGTGTAAGCTAGCATTAATGATTGAAGATCTCCTATATGTAAACCACCTGAATTAGGTCTTGGTTTACCTGAGTTCATCTTTCTTCCAGATGGAGGAGACATAGGAACCTGTTGCTGTTGATTATTATTAGGAATTGGTATTTGCACTACCTTCCTTTTTCTCTTCATAGGTCCAGATGACATTTGATTAACTTTAGATTTTGGAATCTCAATTTTAGGTTCTGATTGTTGTTTAGGTGCTACTTGATCTGAAGTTGTCCCTTGAGTTTTAGAATTGAGATGTGCTTTTACTCTACCATAGGTTTCTGCTTCTATTCTTTTATACTCATCATATTTTATAATACCATCATTTGCTTCTTTAAAATCCTCAACTGCTTTATCTAAAGCAGATCTTCCTGCTCTCAATTTAGTAACATTGTCAGCATTACCTTGAATAATCGCATTAATATACTCAGGTCCATATTGCTCTACTCTCTTCTTAGGTATAACAGCTTCTCCACCCTCAACATTAATGTTTTCTCCACCTTGTGAATGAGGTTTTCCACTTATAAAACCACCATATTTAAACATATCAAGTCCACCTGGACCATTTAACCACTCTTTATACTCAATATACTGTGGATTATCGACTCCATTAATACGTTTTGGTGGTATAAAACCATTCTCAAATCTCGTTTCTAAATTTGCATCTGGATTATTTGCTATGGCAGAATCATTATCAATTTCTCTATCTTTTTTATCCTCATTAGCACCTTTAACTAAAGTATCCTTTGGTTCTACTTTAACTGTATCTGTTTTTTGTTGCTCCTGCTCTATCTGTTCATCATTACTTATACCATCAACATTACTAAATCCAGTTCTACCGTGTCGTCCACCAAATAGATTTCCTCTTTTATCAAGATCAGTCATTCCAAAAGTCGCAAAATCTACTAACCCACCAAAGTTTCTTGCAGTTCCTTCAGGTTTGTTTATTTCAGTCTCATCCGTTGGTAAATCCCAATTATCACGACCATAAGTTTTAGGATCTAGATAACTACCAATACTACTCTCAATATCAGCAGAAAACATTCTAGTTCCTTTATTCATATCATCAAAACCTTTCTTTATAGATTCAGTATCTTTATCAAATCTAAAACCTACTGTTAGATTACCTAGAACATTATCTAAACCTGCACCAAGACTATTAAAAAATCCAACAGTATTGTTTATAAAACCACTCAATATAGATACAGTCTTCTGTATCAATTTAATCATATTATTAACAGCTCTCAAAATAGGAGGAAGATTAGTAGTTAACCATCCTATGAATAATATACCAAATACATCTAATATTCTACCTAAAAATCCTTTAGTACTAGATCCAACAACCTTACCTCTTCTCTTTATAGCACCACCTACTGTAGCTGCTTCAGTAATATCTTCCTTCTCTCTTCTTAATACTTGCTCTCTTCTCCTATTAAACCAAGTATTTTCACGACCAAGTAATGCTCTTTTAAATTTATTATCTTGCTCCTGTACCTTACCAGTATTTTGTAAAAGATTAGTAGCTCTTTTTAAATCTTTAGATAAAAAAGTAACAGACTTGTTTATAGTCTGAAGACTAATAGAAGATTTAAGTAAAGACTTTCTAACTATCTGAGTATTATTTGCCATACTACACTACCTGATAATGCTTTTTAGAAAGCAATTGATAACTACGAAATGCAGAATTAGAAGATGGTATATTTGGAACACCACCATCACCCCTACCAGGACTAGCAGAAGAAGCAGAACCAGCAGGTTGTTGATTATTACTTTGTAATGGTGTAGGAACAAATAAGGGTTGTTCATCTACACCTGCACTATTAGCAATGTTATTAGCAACAGTTTTTTGATTAGACTTTGGACTAATACTTTCTGCACTTTGCATTTTCCATTCTTTCAAAGCACTTTTAAATTCTTGACTACCTTTAAAACCAGCATCAAAATTTGCACGATTGGGCTTTTCTAAAGATCCAACATCACTCATCATTGAAGGCATAATATCACCCTTTTTACCTTCACTACCAAGGAATGCATCTAAATCAAAATTTGGATCATAATTTTCTGGATCAACATCTTGATTTGGATTTTCTAATTCTCTCCGCTTTCTAGCATCTTCAAATAATGTTTCAGATAAACCATAAGAACCTATCCAAGAAAGGATACCACCAGCAGCTTGAGCTAAGAACTTCCATTTCTTTCCTAGAGGTAATTTATCTATTACTGAAGTTGTAATAGTAGATCCTACCATAGCAGCACCAGTGTCTGTCACAGAATCTTGAACATCCTTTCCTTGAGTTACATCACTGGTAACTTGGAAAGCACCACCAATTAAAGGAAGTCTAGAAAAGAATCCTCCAGTTTTAGGTGTAGGAGTCTTCATCTGACCTTTATTGGTCTGATTCATACCGCTTCTACTGACCCTATCTGCGACAGGAGCAGTCATACTACCCATACCTCTTGGAACACCACCTACTACTCCTGGTATTAAACCACCAATCTGCTTAGCTATCATTGTACTAAGCCATTGTATAGGTTTTCCAAATAATTTACCACCACCCCATTTTAAAAATCTAAATCCTAATTTAGCAACATTAGCTGCTAATAGAGTTAATCCACCACCTATTAAAAATATACTACCTCCTAAGAAGGCAAGATTCCCTAATATTTGACTCTTTATTTCATTAAGTTTCTCAGTATTACCAGTAGCTAATGCTTGGAAGAGTTCAACAGTACCAGACGCTATCCAACCACCTAAAATAATAGTAAAGAAGTTAGCTAACCTCTGTAAACCAAACTGTACTTTTGAACCTATCCTATTGACTGGTTTCATTAAAGCATTTTGTATCTTATTCTCTAACGCACTCTCCTTTCCTTCTCTTAGTTTTATTTGTGCTAATTTTTGTTGTCTCTTTGCTTCTTCTTGTGCCTTTTGTCTTTCTATAGTTGCACTTACAGTTAATCCATTATTAAGTGAAGATAATCCTTTATTTAAAAATGCTACTTGATTAGATACTGTAGCTATTTGTTGTGCTACACCACTTAATGCTAAATTATTTCTAGCAAGTAAATTAGTGGTTATACTATCTGGTTGAGGAGCAGCAGCAGGTGCTGCTTTACCTGTAAAGGTTGAGGCAGAAACATTTCTTCTTACTGCTTGTATTCCACCTGCAAGTGGAGATGCTGGAGCCATTAACTAAGTCCTGATTCTTGTTGTGCTTTTAGATTTTCATCTTCAATATACTGTTGTAAAAGAGTAAGATAGATTTCTCTTTCCCAAGGTATCATATTTTCTAGCTCTGTTAAGCTATATTTATGATGTTGCATTAAGGCAAAATTAATTTTATAGTATGACGCAAGATCTTCATGTGCCATACTTATCCGAAAAAACTTTGCAATCCCTCCATAACAACTTCACTCTCTACTTCTGTCTTAGGATTAGTTACCTTAATTGTATGAGAAAGTTTAGGCATAGTTTCAAAGAATCTCTCCACATCTTTAAATTGCTTTGAATTAAGAGAATCAATAAACTGTGATAATTCTTTCTTTGTACAATCAGAAGCTGCCCAAGATTCATCTTCAGAAAAAACTTGATCAACACATGAAGCAATTAATTTAAAAGTATCATCAACTTTTAATTCACCACTAACAGCAAAGTTAGTTTTTATAAACTCCTCCATAGAAGGATACTTCATTCTTAATGTATATTGATCATCCAATTTGATGTCTTGTTTATGATCTTTATCAGTAATAACTTGTATTTCATCTAGATTGATAACAGCAGGAATTGTAGTCTCGCCATCATCTGGACAAGTAATAGTTACTTCAACTTCTTCTCCAACAGATTTACCACGAATGTTGAGAAAGAGATACTCAATGTCAAATGTAGCAAGATTTTCAACTTTTACTCCTTTAGTAAGGATACAATGAGAAATAACATCTTTAACTGCATTTGCAATTTGTTTATTGTCCTGACTCTCCATAGCTAAAATAAGAATCTTTTCTTCTTTAACTAAAAAAGGTCTGAATTTAATTTTCTTTTTTGTGGAAGGAACAACTAACTCATAAGAAGGAGTCGATATTTGTGGTAAAGGCATAATATGCTCAATTCAGTAATTTTATTTATAGGGGTTATTTAGATTTTATCCAGCGTCAAACCAACCAGTATCTGAACCAGAAGTATTGCCAAATAATTTATCTCCAAGTTGAGCTGCATAATCTATTTCTTCTTGAGATCTTGGAGGTATTAAATCTCTATTTCCTGCTCCAACTTTTGCTGGTGGATTTAAAAGATTTTTTCCTTCTCCACCACTGCCACCACCACCCATAAATGCTTTCTCTGCAGCAGACTTATTTCTATCAGAACCAGCAGCAACAGAAGCAGTTGAAGTTTTACCGCAAACATAGCGATCATAATTGAATGATGCAGTTGCTTTTAATACTTGAGAGTTTTGATACTGAACAACTGTGGAGTTTAATTCAATTGGATACAATCCACGAAAACCATACTCAAGTGTTTGTCTATAGTTTCTTTCAAACTTAACAATCTTTGTACTATGAGATTTATATGACTTTGGATAATTCATCCTGTAATGATAAGCATCTTCTAAATTACTTCCACCAGATCCATTACTGATATATTCCATCCAATGCTCTAAAAACTTTAATGACTTATATTCATTATCAACATAAAATTCTAATTGCATTTGAACAAACTTCTTAGTATGTGGCATTCGTTCAGCTATACCTTGATACTCTCCTACAGCATCAATTGTTGCAAAAGCACTTCCAGGCAAAACTGCCTTACTACATAATAATCCTATTTCACGTAAATCAAACCTATCATCAACTCCTTTTGATTTTAAAAACTTAGTTAAATTAGGTCCCGATGATGAATAATTAGGAAGACCAAATTCAACAACGTAATGAGACGATTGTGCTACATTCTGAAACGTAGGCAAAATCTGAGATATTTTCTTTGGTATTGGGCGTGTCACTCTAAATAGTTCTACTATATCATTTCTATTTAGATGGCTTATAAAGGAAAATATCGACCATCACACCCTAAAAAGTATAAAGGTGATCCTACAGGTATAATTTTCAGGTCTTTGTGGGAAAGAAAGTTTATGGTTTACTGTGATCAAAACAAAAATGTATTAGAATGGGCAAGTGAAGAAATAGCACTACCATATAGATCTCCTGTAGATAATAAGGTGCATAGGTATTTTCCAGACTTCTATATGAAAGTAAAAGAAACTAATGGTATCATTAAAAACTATGTTATTGAAGTAAAACCACTAAAACAATGTTCTCCTCCTAAAAGGACAAAAAAAGGACAAACTAGAGGATATATGCGTGAAGCATATGAATATGCAAAGAACCAAGCAAAGTGGCAAGCAGCAACAGAATTCTGTAAAGATCGTCAATGGGAATTTAAAGTAGTCACTGAAAAAGAACTAGGTATTAAGTGATGGCAGAAAGTCTTTCAGAAAGAATGGCAGCTGCTGCCAAAAGAAACAAAGATGCAATCAAAAGCAAAAGAGGCATTGCACCTGAAAAGAATACTAAAAGTACTCTAACAACTAGAACAAAAGTAAAGAAGCAAGAAGGATCTTTTGTTGCCCGTCAAAAAGAAAAACTCAGACAAGAAAGAGAATCTAGAAATAGAATATCACATATACTTAACGATCTAATTGGTACAGAACATCCTGATGATTTAATGACAAAAATCATCGGATCATTATCAGCAAGTGGTAGAGTACCTCAAGAAGGAAAATATTATGTATTCATATACAATGCAAAAACACCCAACTTAAGATACGATCAACATCCTATGGTTGCTGTTACTGATGTCTTTGAATGGGGATTTCGTGGCATTAATTTTCATTGGAATACTCATAGAAATTATACTTGGAATGAAATTGTAGATGGACTATATGAAATAACACATTCAGAATTAACTGATCTTGATGGAGTACCTTTTGCAAGATTCCGTATGAATGTATAAATAAACAATATACTAAGAATAAGGTCAATAAATGGCAATGGGGACCTGGCGGGTAGATCCCGTAGAAAATAGAAAATTACAAGAATCTGTTGGTGCTAAAGTAACAGGATCACCAACACAAACTACCCAAACTGGTGCTAAAAAATCAGATGGTTATGGTTCTCCCTTCTTTTTATCATATCCATTAAATAGATCACCTATTGCTAAGGAAGATAGTTTTTTAATACAAGCAGTAAAATATAGACCACCCGAAAAAGGTAAGGGTATTGGTGGACAATTTGGAACAGGGGAAAAAGGTTCTAGTATTGATGGAATAAAAAAAGATTATGAAAAATTTGGAAAAGAGGGAACCCCATTAAAATATAATACCCAAATGGGAAAAAGTATGTCTTCCCGATATGATCAATATTCAAAAGGAAATGCAGGATTTAAACAATTCACAAAGTTTTATATAGAACTACCAATACCACAACAAATAAGTGATACAACCTCTGTGACTTGGGGTGAAAGCACAATGAACCTATTTACAATAATGGGTATGGATATTGCAAACTCTATGATGTCTAATTCTGGAGGAGAAAATTGGGATAACCTTATGACTATGGTTACTCAAGGAGTTGAAGTTGAAGGTATAGAAACGGGTGGTACATTATCAAATACTCTAAGATCAACATTAGCAGGTTTAGCAGTTAATCAATTCGGTGCAAATGTAACTGCAAATAATGTATTATCAAGAGGATCTGGAAATATATTAAACTCAAATAAAGAATTATTATTTGATGGTGTAAATCTAAGAGAGTTTAGATTTGATGTTACTTTTACTGCAAGGGAAAAGAAAGAAGGTGAACGAATAAAGAAAATTATAAGATCTTTAAAACAAGCAATGTCTCCTAAAGCAGATGGATTAGGATCAAGTGAATATAGTAATAGTGGTGGTACTAGTGCAGGTGTTTTTGTATCTGCTCCAGATCTATTCTTACTTAGATATTTAAGTGGAGGTAAACAACATCCATTTTTAAATGTATTTAAACCCTGTGCATTAGCAGCATTAAGTGTTAATTATACAGGTAATGGAAACTATTCAACATATGAAGATGGAACACCAGTACACATTAAAATGCAAATGACATTTAAAGAGACTAATCCAATATATGCTGAAGATTATGATAATGTTCCACTAACAGATGGAGTAGGATACTAATGGGATATTTCAGACAACTACCTAATGTAAGTTACCCATCACCACTATCATCTAAAACAAGATCTGGTGATTATATAATAGTTAAAAACTTTTTTAGAAAAGTTAAAATAATGGATTGGTTAGCAGATTCTGCAACCGTCTTTAATAAGTTTATTATTGCACAGGATGCAAGACCTGATACTGTTGCACACGAAGTATATGGTTCTTCTGATTTAGATTTTGTAGTTGTTCTTACTGCTGGTATAACTAATGTTCATAACGATTGGCCATTATCTGATCAAAAATTATATAATTATACAGTAAACAAATATGGTCTTGCTAATATAAACAGTATTCATCATTATGAAACTATTGAAATAAAAGATGATAAAAATAGATTAATACTAGAACAAGGAAGATCAGTAGATTCTACTTTTACAATTCCAGGTCCAGGAAGTGTTTGGCCATTAAATGCAACATGGACTGGAAATACAGGTGCAGAAATAGTTCAATATCCTGGAACAGTTGATATATCACCAATTGTAGGTATTTCTAATTGGGAATATGAGTCTAATAGAAATAATGAAAAAAGATCAATCGATATTTTAAGACCAGAATTTTTACAAATGTTCTTACAAGATCTTAAGAGAATAATGAGATATGATAGAAACTCACAATACCTAGATCCATTCCTCATTAAGACTGAAAATACTGCTTTATTATCATAAAAAAGACCCACCCGAAGGTGAGTCTTCCCAATATTCAGGCTCTCTTGGATCATCTTTTGGGTCCCAGTAGAAAAACTTCATTTGGGATAATCGACAATGTTTAAGAGGCTTGATTTTCATTAGCTTTCAGCTAGTTTAGAAAAGTATGATAGTGCATCATCATCTTCGTCTTCTGTAGCAGAAGATCTAGACACTGATTCTACTGTTTCAGTAACAGGAGCTGATGCTTTAACATCTTCAAACTCTTGCTCTATAGTTTCAGCATCGTTACGAACTTGCTTGTTACCAAGAACATTACTCAAACGAGTCTTGAGTTCATCATATGACTTGAACTGATCGGCAGCAACCAATTCTGCTAAGGAATGCTCCTTCTTCCAGACTGCTTCCATCGCATCGTCATCATCTAGTAAAGCACTGGTAGCAGCAAACTCAGAAGAGTCGTAGTTTCTATAACCAGCAACGTTCTTTGCCTTCAACTTGAAGTTAGCACCTTGCCAGAAATCGAATGGATCAATTGCTTCCTCATCCTCAAACTCAGGCTGCATTGCT